CGTCTCGTGCGACGCCTTACCCAGTTCAGTTCCGCCTCTAATGGCGGATTTGTCGGCAATCGCTCGTCGACCAATGTTCTGTTTACGTTCGCGTCGACAGAAACTGGCATGCTCACCTCGGGTGCAGCTGACGCCAGTCCTGAGCCGAACGGCGGGCAGACCCCGTTTGCTCAGGCCCTTACGGGCAGCCCGGCGGCATTGAACAGCTGGTCGTGGCCTCAGACAGATGACTTTGATAATGCCAACGCGCTTGGCTCTGATATCGGAGCTGCGGAGTGGGGACTTGAGAATAGTCCGAACATTCCGGAGATCGACATCAAGGTCGACAGTGTGGCCGTTACCGCGGTTACCAAGAAGCTCAAGGCCAAGTGGACCCCGGAGTTAGGACAGGATCTTAACGCCTACCACAACCTTGACGCTGAGGTCGAGCTTACTCAGATTCTGTCTGAGCAGATTGCTCTTGAGATTGATCGAGAGATCATTGAGGATCTTGTTCGCGGCTCGACTGCCGGTACTCGTTACTGGTCGCGCGCTGCTGGCCGCTTCCTTAATCGGGAGACTGGTCTTGAAGTCGGTGGTTCAACAACCCCTGACTTCACTGGTAACGTTAGTGAGTGGTATGAGACCCTCGTTGAGACGATCAACGATGTTTCTGCCCAGATCCACCGCAAGACTCTTCGCGGTGCTGCCAACTTCGTCGTCTGCGGACCTGAAGTTGCCAACATCCTTGAGTTTACCGCTGGTTTCCGCGCTAACGTGACGGCTGATAGTGACCGCGGCGACATCGGAACCGTAAAGGTTGGTGCGCTTTCCAAGAAGTTCGACGTTTACGTCGATCCCTACTTCCCACGTAGTTTGGTCTTAGTTGGCCGACGTGGAGGTAGCTTCCTTGAGAGTGGCTATGTTTACGCTCCGTACGTGCCGCTGCAGACTACGCCTACAATCTTCGGTGTTGAAGATTTCGTGCCCCGCAAGGGAGTCATGACTCGATACGCCAAGAAGATGGTCCGTCCTGATATGTACGGGCTTGTGATTGTTAGCGATCTAGTCTAGAGCTGACTTCGGTCAACTTTTCTGAAAGCCCCGGCTCGAAAGAGTCGGGGCTTTCTATTTAGTAGTGAACTTAGCGAGGTATTCTTAATGGCGATCCCTAATTTAAATCCGTCTTCCACTACTCAAAGCAATATATTACCAATTACTGGCGCAATTGCGAACGTATCTGGCGCGCTGCCGTTCGGGGTCTATGTGAATTCTGCTCCGTTCCTTTCGGGCGCCGTAGATCAAGTGGCCTATACCTATAAGAAACTCGGCGGGGACGTGTTGGATATAGAACTCAGTCAAGGAAACGTTTATGCCGCCTATGAAGAGGCCGTGCTAGAATATTCTTATATTGTTAATATACACCAGAGCAAGAATTCTTTATCTGATCTTTTAGGCGCCCAAACAGCTTCATTTAATCAGGATGGACAAATTACAAGTGGCGATGGCCTTTCTGGTTCGGCTATTGAATTACGCTATCCTCGGTTCGATTACGGATATGTTCGAAGGATCTCGGAGGGCTTATCAACCGAGACCGGCATAGGAGGCTTGACACCGATATACTCCGCATCTTTTACCACAGTCAACAATAGGCAAGATTATGACCTTCAGACTCTTATTTCATCGTCCTCTTCTGCAGATACAACCCTTCCGTATTATGATCAAGTGAAGGGGAAAAGAATTGTCGTGCGTATGGTATTTTTTAAGACACCGCGCGCTATGTGGAGGTTCTATGGTTACTACGGAGGGTTCTCGGTGGTGGGGAACTTAAGAACTTACGGCCAATATGCTGATGATTCTACCTTTGATATAGTTCCAGTGTGGCAGAACAAGCTTCAGGCCATGGCTTATGAAGATGCTATCTATACTAGAACGTCGCATTATTCGTATGAAATTAAAGACAACAATCTTAGGCTTTTCCCGACTCCTGTTACTACGAGTCCTCTAAAGTTTTGGGTACAGTTTACAATTGATCACCAATATGAACCTTGGGAGGAAACTGGCCGCGGCGAACAAGGCATTAAGGGTATTAATAATTTAAACACACTTCCCTATGAAAACCTCCCTTATGCTAGTATTAATTCAATAGGAAAGCAATGGATTCGAAGATTTGCATTGGCTCTTACTAAAGAAATTCTGGGACAAGTGCGAGGAAAGTTTGCTCAAGTGCCCATTCCGGGGGAAAGTGTAACGTTAAATGCCAACGAGCTTTTATCCCAAGCAAAAGAGGAACAAAAAGATCTTCGGGAGGAGTTAAAGACACTTCTGGACGAGATGACTTATGATAAGCTTGCCACAACTGACTCCACTATGCAGGATGCTGCCGAAAAGGTTCTTTCTAATGTGCCCACGGGCATTTACGTAGGCTAGGATTTTAAATCATGGCCCGGAGCACACGTAGCAAAAGAACTCAAGAGCAGATTCAAAAGAAATCTCGCGAAAAGAGATATGCTCATATCGGCGACAAAGAGGTAGAAAATAAATTAGAAGAAATAACACTTCAGCCGTCTGGTCTTGAAACAATTGACCGTGCTATGTGGCATTTTGTTAATGTGGAGCTCGATTTAAATTTGTTTTCCAACGATGGATTTAAAAAAGTGCCTGTTCTATGGACAACCGCCGAGCGCGCTTATCAAGTTAAGGACGACAAGGACCTCAGAGATAAGGACGGAACGTTGGTGTTGCCGCTTATAACTATTGCTAGAACCTCAACGAATAAGGAGCCCGACCGACGCGGCGTTCCTTATGCTCACCTTTTCCCTGAGCCGGATGCTAAGGGAGGCACCATTACTATTGCTCGCACCATCAACCAGAAAAAAACAGCGGAATATCAAAATTCTTTGGCGAATCGAATTTACGGGCCTCTCCCGGGCTCGCGCTCTCAAAGATATAATGTCAACAAAAGAGAGATGAAGCCGCCTAAGGTAGTATACAACACTATTACTATTCCTATTCCTACGTGGGTGACGGTTACTTACGAAATCGCATTGCGGACCGAATATCAGCAACAAATGAATGAGCTTGTAAGGCCTTTTTTTACGGTCGCCGGGAATTCTCGAATGCCCAAACGCATAAGTGCGTTAGGCCACTCCTATGAAGTTTTTATAGACGGCGCCTTTTCTGATAATTCTAATCAGCTTGCCCTTGGCATGGAACAGAGAAACTATGAAACTTTAATTAGGGTAGAGGTGCTAGGATATTTGATTGGTGCCGGTGAAAATCAAGAGCCGCCCGCAATTGTAACGCGAGAGAACGCGGTCGAGTTTAAGTTCGGCCGCGAACGTGCGGTTTTTGGTGATATTCCTAGGACGATCACTGACGGATGGTATAGAAAATAGCAAAGACATATTTTTACGATTAAGATTTTGTTTTGAAAAAAAGAGAATAAGTCTGTTGCTGATATAAGACACTATTTAATAAGACCATTCAGTCTTAGGAGAGCTACACTAATGTCAGTTAAAAACTATAGATTTGTTTCCCCGGGAGTTTTTGTTGACGAAATCGACAACTCTCAAATCCCTGCATCGCCTGCAGGTATAGGGCCCGCTATCATCGGCCGAGCCGAAAAGGGGCCCGGATTAAGGCCCGTGACGGTTCAATCTTTTGAAGAATTTGTTAATGTCTTCGGTGCACCATCCCCTGGTGTTGCCGGCTCTGATGTTTGGCGCCAAGGCGCCAACACGACAGCTGCTACTTATGGTGGTTATGCTGCGCAAGCCTATTTAAGAAACAGCTCTCCTTTAACTTACGTGCGTCTTCTTGGTGTGGAGGGCGAAGGAAGCCTTGCCGCCGGCGGCCAAGCTGGCTGGAAAGCCACTTCCGCTGGCGAGGCGTGGGGTCTTGTTGTTTTCGAACCCCAGTACTCAAGTGGATCCCAGTGGAAAGGCCCCGCCGCCCCTAGCTCTAGTTATACAGATGGAGGCACCGGCTCTATGCAGGGTGTTCTTGCGGCGATTTTCTATACCACCGATGCAACTACCAATCTCTGGTTATCTGGTAACCTCTTGGACACCACCGGATTGACCGCGAAGACTGGCCCATCAGCGCAAGGGTCTTCTGCTATTATTAAGGACACTGGAGTTCCTTACGAGTTCAAGATGGTGATCGCTAGGGCTAGTGGATCTGTTGCAGTTACCTCATCTTTCAACTTTAATCGTCCGGATTCTAAGTACATCAGAAAAGTTTTCAATACCAATCCCCAGAAGACTAACGGTACGGTTACCGAATTAGCAGATAACTATTGGTTAGGCGAGACATTTGATCGCCATCTTAAGGCAAATATCACCGCCAGCACAACCTGGGGCGCGCTTGTACTGCTGAAAAATAATGCCGGCACAAATGTCGGCCGAGATCACGAAGATCCGGTGCAGGGAGCTCAGGCCCCTCTTATTATTGGTTCGGATACGATCAATCGGGCTGCAGCCGGCGGAGCCAACGGTTTTGATATTGAATCAATGCCGAGTTTGTTCACCGTGCATGCCTTAGAAGAGCCAGGATCGTGGACCAACAAAAATCTCAAAATCTCCATTCAGGACATTAAGGTATCTACTAATGAATCGGATGCTTATGGTACTTTTTCGCTTGTTGTTCGTAAGCTAAATGACAGCGACAACGTGGTCAAGATAGTGGAACAGTTTGAAAATTGCAATTTAAATCCTAATTCGTTAAATTACGTAGCACGGCTCGTCGGCGACAGGCGCCGCACCTGGGTTGCCGCCGAACGACGCTACAAGGTTGAGGGCGATTATGATAATCGTTCGGATTATATCCGAGTTCAGGTAGCGAGTAACGTCGAAAATGGCGCGGTGAATGCTACCGTGCTTCCCTTCGGCTTCAAGGGCATCGTTAAGTATGCTGATGAGAGCGCACTCTCGTCGGGCAGTAGCACCGGCGGTAATTGGGTGACCGGAACGACGATCGCCCGCGGCCGCTTTACTGGTTCTATCGGGAGCAGTAGCACAGGCTTCGACAATATGCCGGCAATAATGTCTAAAAACGTCTTTGTCGCTAGTGGATCTCATCTTACCGCTTCTGTTCTGTATCCGGCCCCCGAGCTTCGGGTATGCGCCGGATCGGGCGGCCTCGCCAATCCTACAGATGCGTACTTTGGACTGCAAGCTTCTCGTACAACTGGAAGCGCTACCTTCGATGATTCGACCATTGATCTTTTGATGGCCCGCGGCGGTATTGTCGGCAACATGTTTGCCGGCGCATCCTCTGGCCAGCGAGAATTGTCCATGTGGTTTACTCTTGATGATTTAAGTGGCTCTACTAGTGGTTCTAAGGGAGAGATTAAGTGGGCTTCCGGCTCGCATGCCGCAGGCTCTTCTCTGACTAATCGAGCCGGCGCCATTTCGGGCGTCTTGGATATGGGCTTCGATCGTTTTACAGTTCCGATGTATGGTGGATTTGACGGTCTAGACATTCAGGAGATGGATCCTTTTAATAGTCGCCTTCTTAATGGAATTACCAACATTAGCGAGCAGAGTAGTTATACTTATAGCTCGATTAAGCGCGCGGTTGATTCGTTAACGGACCCTGAGGTGGTAGAAATGAATCTTGCCTCCATGCCGGCCCTTACCCATGAAGGGTTAACCGCTCAGTTGCTCGATGTTTGCGAAGACCGGGCCGACGCTCTGGCTGTTATCGACCTGAAGGGTGGATTCCAGCCTCGGGAAGATGGTACTGCGATTACACGAAACAATACGGCTAGTTCGTTGAAGACTGTTATTAACAACTTACGCGATCGAGCCATTAACTCGTCGTATGGTTGCGCGTTCTATCCATGGCTCCGATGCCGCGACACGATTTCCGGTAACTTTGTGTGGCTTCCACCCTCTGTTGCAGCGATTGGTACATTCTCTAGCTCACAGCGAAAGACCGATGTGTGGTTTGCCCCTGCTGGCTTTAACCGCGGCGGCCTGACTGAAGGAGCTGCTGGAATTCCGGTTGTGGATGTTTCTCACCAGCTGCGACGCATCGATCGCGATGATTTGTACAGTGCGAACATTAACCCAATTGCGAAGTTCCCGGCTGAGGGCATTGTAGTCTTCGGACAGAAGACGCTACAGGTAACTCAATCTGCTCTGGATCGCATTAACGTGCGCCGCTTGATGATCTTTGTGAAGAAGCGCATCTCGCAGTTTGCTGCCAGGATTTTGTTCGATCCCAACGTCAAGGTAACGTGGAACCGCTTCCTGAGTAAGGTTAACCCCTTCTTGGCTAGCATTCAGACCCGATTTGGCTTGACTGAATTTAAGGTGGTGCTTGATGAAACTACAACCACCCCCGATTTGGTCGACAGGAACATCATGTATGCTCAGATTTTCTTGAAGCCCACGCGAGCGATTGAATTTATTGCAATAGATTTCAATATTACACGCACCGGCGCATCGTTCGATGATTAAAACGAGAAATGAAAGGATTTTTCCATCAAGGAATCTAGTTAATACAGACTTTACAGGAGACTTATAAAATGGCATTTTGGAATGACGCAGCATCCGAACCAAAAAGACAACATAGATTTTTGGTTTACATGGATTTAGGTAACAACGGGTTTGTTCCTTATTTGGCTAAGTCAGTGACGAAGCCTTCTTTCGAGGTTTCTGAAACTGAACACAAGTTCCTCGGGAATACGTATTATTACCCCGGGTCGCTTACCTGGAATGAGGTTACCTGTACGATTATTAACTCAATCGATCCTGACGGACAGAATCTTTTGCTTGAAGCTTTAGAGCAGTCAGGATATTTATATCCCAATGTTCAGCGCGAAGCGATTGAACGTAGTCCTGGCACTATTAACAAAGAAGATAGCCTTGGTGCACTTGGTGAGGTAAAGGTGGCTGAACTTGATGGCGATGGCCGCGAGGTTGGCGTCTGGACTCTCAAGAATGCATTCATAAAGTCTGCTACTTTCGGTGATCTGGATTATGCTGGTGATGAATTACTTAATATTGAGATCGGAATGCGGTATGATTGGGCTGCATACGAAAGCATGAAGGGAGCCGTTGGAGCAGGGAGCTACGGGGGCGCCTAGATAATACGAAAGAAGGTGGTGAATGTCACAACGAAATAACTTGGAGCGCGCCCTCGGGGGCCCGGCTCCAGTCGTGCCGGATCAAGGAAGCCCGGCACCTGCACAGCAAGGTGCAGGAGAAACGTTTTCCTTTGTAACGCCTACAGAATTTATTGATTTGCCCAGCAAGGGTCAATTTTATGATTCAAGGCATCCTCTGCATGATGAAGAAGTGGTTGAAATTCGCCACATGACGGCTAAAGAAGAAGATATCTTAACTTCTGAGTCTCTTTTGAGGCGAGGCCTTGCGGTGGATCGAATGCTGCAATCTATTATGGTGAATAAAGAAATAAAGATTGGGGACCTCCTGATCGGCGATAAGAATGCCCTTATTGTTGCAGCGCGCATTACGGGCTTTGGCCCGCATTATGACACAATGGTGGGATGCCCCGCATGTGGACAGACTGTGACGACTTCTTTTAATTTGTCGGAATTAGATCTTGTTGATCACTCCGATCTTCCCGACAATGTAACATTGAATGAAGATGGTACGTTTGCCGTTCGGCTGG